ACCGACTGGATAAACGGCAGGATCTACGGGATTGACTGCGGCAGGTCAGGGTTAGTAGTCGTAGACCTTGACACTAAGAACGGCATAGACGGAGCTGAGAAGTTCCGTGAGCTATGCGAGAGGTACAGCAAGAGAGTTCCTAAGACTTTCAGGGTAAAAACCCCTAGCGGCGGAACACACCTGTACTTCAGCGGAACAGGCATCAGCAACTCAGCAAAGATGGTTGCCCCTAACGTTGATATTCGTGGGGATGGCGGTTACGTCGTAGGCCCTGGCTCACAGATAGACGGAGCTAGGTATGAGATTGAGGATGACCTAGATGTCATGCCTCTACCTGACTGGCTGGCAGACGCCATCAGCAAGTACTCATATGAGCCTCTGGGAAGCCCTGTAAGCCACGTATGGGAGCCGTCTGCTCCTGGTGGTCAGGATGACCAGCTCTCAAGGGCTGTGTTCACCTGGAGGCTTCAGGGGAAGCCGAAGGCTGAGTGCAAGGGGCTCTGGGCTCAGATGGTCTCTGAGATGCCCCTAGAGCGTCCTAGCGATCCCTGGACTGATGCCGATTTTGAGAGGCACTTCAGGGGAGCTGACAGGAAGATCAGCGCTAAGGAAGCTCAGGAAGCCCCGTTGTCTAATGCTTTCGTCACACATGACTTTGATCTAGTCGTTCCTAAGAAGCTTGAGCTGACTCCGCTGTCAGATATCTCATTCCGCAAAGTTGAATGGGCATGGGACACAACCGCTGATGGCGAGTACGAAGGTACAGGCGGAAGATTCCCAATCGGGACAATCTGCATTGGAGCTGGACGGCCGGGAGCTGGTAAAGGTCAGTTCGCAGCTTGGATAGGTGCTCAGGTAAGCAATGGAACGCTACCGGGCTGCTTCTTCGGCAAGCCTAAAGGCGTGATCATCTACAGCACTGAGGACTCAACCGCTATGACGATTGGCCCTAGGTTCAAGGCTGCTGGTGCTGATCTGGATAAGGTCTACGTGTTCACAAGGCCAGTAGAAGAGACAGGTAACTTCGCTGTCCTGAGAATCAGGGATGACCTGCCAGAGCTAGCTAGGCTGATCAAGGACAAGGACATTGGCCTGATCATCCTTGACCCTCTTATCTCGGTGATGGACGGCAGAACTGATGTCAACAGTGAAACTGCTGTCAGATCAGAACTGGAACCGCTACAGAATCTTCTGGAAGGTCTTGAGTGCTTCGCATTCGGGATCATGCACTTCAGGAAAGCCAAGGATGAAGACATCCTCAACATGGTCTCTGGCTCCGGTGCTTTCCCGCGTGTAGTGCGATCGATGATTGCATTCGCTCTTCAGAAGGATGACGAAGGCGGTACAAGCAGAGTCATATCTACCATCAAGAACAACCTTGGAAGAACTGATCTGCCGTCTTACACCTATGATTTCCAGACCATGCCAGTACACACAAGTACAGGTCTGGCTCATGTAAGCAAGCTGGTATTCACAGGTGAATCAGCCTGGTCTGCTGAAGAGATCAACGAAGGCAAGCACCTAACGGAGACTGCTAAGACATCTGTGGGCAGAGCTTGTGACTGGCTTGAGATGGTTCTCGCTGACGGACCTGTAGCCATCGCTGATGTCAAGGCGAAATTCAGCGATGAAAGCAGCAGTGCCTTCTCTTGGACAAGCATTGAGAGAGCCAAGAGGAAACTGAGAGTAACCGTCAGCAAGGACTTCGGTGGCAAAGGAAAGTGGTCCCTGCCTGACGTTGACGAGATTGACGAGATTGACGAGATTGACGAGATTGACAGCCAAGGCGCCTCCAATTTCGTCACTTTCTAACAATCTCGTCAATATCGTCATAAAATTTGTCCCAGAGAGAGTGACGAAATTGACGGATGCCCCTGGCTCCTATTTCGTCACTTCCTCAGGACGATTTGACGAGATTGACGGGCTAGCAACACTGACTAGCCCCTAAGCACCAAATACCCAATTACACAGAGTAACACTTAAGGAATTAAAATGCAGCACCCTAACTGTGACGCTTCGTCACTGCTCCCCTGTGACCGTTGCACTGCCTGCCTTCATACGCTGCTCAGATTCAGGCTGATCAGCAAGAAGCAGTACAAGGCAGAAATTACTAAGAGACAGAAGAACCAGAAATGATCACTTGTGACCTTTGCTTAGGTGACTTAGACCCTGATCAAGCACTCACGGTCAGCGACAACAACGGATATACGTGGATCGTATGCAGTGCTTGCAAAACCCGTATCGAAACCATGCACCCTAGCTACATAGCCAGGAAACCTGCTAAGGAAGTAAAGAAATGATCCTGCTACTGACAATAATGAATCTTCTCAGCCACGTTTACGCGGTACTGGACCTCGCATCAATCGGTCATCACTGCCACCTGATTCCCGGCCATCACCTAGTAATTGCAAGATTAACTTGCGTGTTCACAACAAGGCCAGGCCATGTCTACCCAGGATGACCATATCTTCATAAACAACTTCTGCCTGTTATTCGGACACCGCTACCGGAACGGAGTCTGCAAACGATGCGGGAAACCCAAGAAAAAGAAATGAGATAACAATGATTGATGACAGAGAAGTCAGAGCTGCTTTCAACCCTGAAGCGACAGCCCTGAGAGCGCAAGTGCTTTACCTTCACGCTCAGGTAAGCCTGCTTGTGGAAGAGATGCCTATGGCCGACTTTCTGAGAATCTATGACCAGCTTGAGCACCTGATTATCAGGGAAACTGAAGCTAGACAGGAAGCAGACCTCTGCCGTAACTTCGGCAGGATTCCGCTAAAAGAAAATCCGCGCAGTCTATAGCTCCCCTAAGTAAGACAACTGCATACAAAGCGAAAGACCCTCTACGACTTACACAGCATAGAGGGTCAATCACTACTACAGGAAAGAAAGCTATGGCTAGCTATGAATACATCATAGCACCACCAGACGGTAAACTAGAAACAGACAGAAAAATAGCGTTATTTACCTTCATCGTAGAGTGCATGAAGAAAAATCAAGGATAAGAAATGCCCGACATAGACAGACGTAAAAAGCTATCAGCCATTGATGAAATCAACATGATTCATGACCTGGCTTGCACACCTTTATCACAGAGAGAGATAGCTAAGAAATACGACGTAACACCAGCCCGTGTTTCACAATTCAAGCAAGAGCACCTGGCCCTCATAGACCAGAAGATGACAGAGGCATGGGACAACGCTACAGGTGAGAGAGTCCGTAGCCAGGAATGGAGAATGAGAGAGTATGAGAAAGACCTGATCAAGATGGACAACAAGAGATCACCTGAGTTCGTCAAGGTCAGAGCACAGATACTCAAGCAGATAGCAGAAGAGTATGGACAGATCGCACCAAGAACACAAATAGCAATCATTCCTGCTCAGCACATTGTTATTGGTGTTGACATTGACGAGGATCTGTAATGACAATTGAAATTCCGAAGTCCAGTAGCTCTTTAACGGTAGAAGGGGCTCTGGGTTACACTGGATTTGAATTTTCAGGAAATATTAAGGACACAGAGGTTCCTGCTGTACACAGGTACGAGCCTGTTGGTTCAGCCCTTCAGTTATTCAAGAATAAAAGCCCCGAAATTCTTCTTTCCGGGGCTGCTGGTACTGGCAAGTCCAGGGCTTGCTTAGAGAAGATCCATACTCTCTGCCTTAAGTACCCCGGCATCAGGTGCCTGATTGTGCGTAAGACTGCTGAGTCTCTTGCTAAGTCAGCGATGGTTACTTATCAGGAGCACGTTGCCCCTGAGGCAATTTCTTCTGGTGAAGTCAGGTACTACGGTGGCTCAGCTCGTGAGCCTGCTTCCTTCAAGTACGCGAATACCTCAGTTGTCATCACTGGTGGCATGGACAAAGCCACCAGGGTTATGAGTTCCGAGTATGACGTGATCTACGTTCAGGAAGCTACTGAGCTTACTGAAGAGGACTGGGAAATGCTCACTTCCCGGCTGAGAAACGGCAGAATGCCTTACCAGCAATTAATAGCCGATTGCAACCCAGGTCACCCTCAGCACTGGCTCAAGCAGAGGTCAGATGCGGGTAAGACGCACATGATTTACTGCTCACATAGGGACAACCCTACTTTATGGAAAAACGGTGAATGGACTGATCACGGCAAACGCTATGTAGAGACAAACCTGGCTGGCCTGACTGGTGTTCGCCGGGAGAGATTGTATGAAGGAAAGTGGGCTGCTGCTGAAGGTCTTGTCTATGACACCTTTGATCCTTCAGTTCATATCTACGATCAGGTAACTCCCTTCCGTGGGCAGGGCTGGAACTGGTATTTCTCAGTTGACTTCGGTTTTACTAACCCGTTTGTCTGCCAGGCTTGGGCTGAGGATCGTGACGGCAGGATCTACCTGTTCCGTGAAATCTACATGACCGGCAAAATCGTTGAGGATCACGCTAAGGACATCTTGGCGATGATGAACGAAAACAAGCGCTACCACGGCTGGAAGATCCCTAAGCCCAGGGCGATCATCTGTGACAGTGCCGACCCTGAGTCGATCAAGGTTCTTGAGAAGCATCTGGGCATGGCCTGTATCCCGGCATACAAGGACATCGCTGTAGGCGTTGAAGCAGTCAAGAGCAGGCTCAAGGTTCAGGCTGACGGGAAGCCAAGGCTCTACATCTGCCGTGAAGCCCTGTACCGCTCTGATAGCTCCCTTGAGATCCGTAAGAAGCCCACATGCACCAGGGACGAGATTCTTGGCTACGTGTGGGACCAGAGAGCTACCACGGGTGCTAGCAAGGAGCTGCCCCTGAAGGTGGACGATCACGGCATGGATGCCATGCGCTACATGGTTGCCCACATGGATACTCAGCCAACACCAAGAATCCGTTCTTTTACTCTTTAAGGAAATGAAATGAGTCATCATCACAGAGGAACAATCAAAGTTCCTGGCGGTCAGACTATGAGCTACTACGGTGCATTAGATGGTTTCATCACTATCTTTGCAGCCTTGATGTACTGGATAGCGTTCGGTATCTGGATAGCAGGACGTTCGCTTTACCTGCTGGTGGCTAAGCGCTAGAAGCATCCTGTACGGCCCTGAGAACAACGCTAACGTGTTCTCAGGGCCTTCTGCTTGTCATCACCCATATCCGTTTTCTGTGCCGGTACAGAGCCGTACAGCTATTCACATATTAATCGTGTAAATAGGCTATAATGTAACTAACTAGTTAGTTAATTACTATGTACGGAACACACCTTGGCAGACATGGCATTCCGGGTTTCGAACCCAGGCAATTTACTGAAACGCATCAGCCCTGCGGTAAACAGGGCTGTTAGTGCTGCCCGTAAGTTTGGACTCAGATTGACGAAATCACCTAAAGCAGCAGAACTTAAGACTGCTGCTTCTGATCATTGGATGAAGATTACCGCTTACGTATCAGCTACCTTTGGTGTTTACCACTGGAGTCATGCAGCCGCTTATATCTTCGGTGGCCTTCTGTTCATGCTGCTTGAGCATCAGGTAAGTGAGTAAGCAGATGCCTAAGTCAGCTTTCAAGAGGAAAATCAAGAACAATACACCTGTCTCTTACGGTGGGATCGCTACAGGTATCAGCCTGTTCACTAACAATGACGCCAGAATCAACGACCTTTACATTGCCGCATACGCTAACTCGCCTTCACTGTTCTCAAACGTAAACCTGTTAGCTGAAACAACTTCTTTTGCAGACTGGCGTCTGTACCGCTCTGTATCCATAGACGGGAGAGTCAGGTACACAACTGGTGATCTGGGCTCAGACATGCGCACTGAAGTTGTCCAGCACCAGGCCCTAAAGGTACTTCAGTCTCCTAACCCGTTCATGACACAGATGGACCTGTTTGAGATTTCGCAAACATACCTGGACCTGTGTGGCGAATCCTGGTGGGTAATCACCAAGAACAATAACATTCCTGTAGGCATCTGGCCTGTTCGCCCGTCACGTATGACGGTTGTTCCTGACCCGGCCAATTACATCAAGGGTTACTACTACACAGACGACAACGGAGACAAGACAGCACTGCTGCCTGAAGATGTCGTCTACGTAAAGTACAACAACCCCTCTGACTATTACCGTGGCCATAGCCCCGTTAAGTCAGTTCTGACTGATATTGAGGCTTCAAAGTGGGCTGCTGAATGGAACAGGAACTTCTTTATCAACTCGGCCAATCCTGGCGGCATTATCCAGATTGACAAGCGTCTGTCAGATGACGAGTGGAACGAGATGATCAATCGCTTCCGTGAATCTAACAGAGGCGTTTCCAGGGCTCACAGGGTAGCCACGCTTGAGCAGGGTGCTACGTGGATTCCCAACGGCACGAATCAGAAAGACATGGACTTTGTAAATCTTAGAGTCCAGTCAAGAGACTTTATCCACGAGAATTACCGCACTAACAAGGTAATGCTCGGAATCTCTGATGACGTAAACCGTGCGAATGCCCAGACTGGCCAGGAAGTTTTCTCAGCCTGGCAGATTATCCCAAGACTTACAAGGTGGAGGAATTCCCTTAACGCTCAGTTCTTGCCAATGTTCGGAGTAACAGGACAGGGCGTTGAATTCGACTTTGAGCCACCGATCCCAAGCAGCCGTGAAGAAGCCAATGCAGAACTGGTTTCCAAGGCTAACGCACTTCAGAAGCTAGTTGACTCTGGCATGAATCCTCATGACGCTCTGGAAATTGTCGGATTGCCAGATGCGGAATTTGTTGAGCAGGCCGCACAGACACCAGCTCTGCCGCCTGGCTGGATTCCAGCTCCTCCAGCTCCAGACGCACCTGAGGCACCTACGGCTACTCAGTCAGACCAGAACGATGAAGGTAACACTCAATGAATAAGCCCCGGCTAACAAATATGTCTCACAGCCGCAAAGGCTGGTATGACATTCAGAACAAAGCATCTGGTCCTACAGAAGTCTGGCTTTACGACGACATCGGCATGTTCGGTGTCTCAGCAAATGACTTTGTGGCTGACCTGAACAAAATCAGCGGTGACGTTTCCGTCCACCTGAATAGCCAAGGTGGCGAAGTCTTTGACGGCCTGGCCATCTATAACGCTCTGGCTCAGCGAACAGGGACAGTCTCAGTAACCGTAGATGCTCTGGCTGCTTCCATCGCTTCTGTAATCGCTATGGCTGCCAGCCCCGGACATCTCAGCATTGCTAACAACGGCTCCATGATGATCCATGAGGCTCATACCGCTGGTATTGGCAATGCCCAGGACATGAAGAAAATGTCTGACCGCCTGGATTCAGCCTCAAACACTATCGCTTCCATTTACTCGGAAAGAAGCGGACAGCCAGCAGAGCAGTGGCGTGAAGCCATGAAAGAGGAAACATGGTTCAGCGCACAAGAGGCTGTAGCTGCTGGACTGGCTGACAAGATTCTTCCTTCCAGAGCCAACCATATGCTTCCCGGCAATTCTGCTGGGGATACCGCTATACAAAACGTGACTAAGCCTCACGGTGACGTTCCTTATGCCGATCCCGGCTACCTGGACGCTGACGGAGAACAAGCCAGCAAGTCAGGTAAAGAAGGCGTTGCTCGCTATCCAATTGATGAAGAGCACGTAGTTGCAGCCTGGTCATATATCAACCAGGAAAAGAACGCCAGTCAGTACACAAGTGAGCAACTGGCTGAGATCAAATCCAAGATTAAGTCTGCGATGAAGAAATTCGGACATGACGTATCTGAGGATAATTCCCTATTTATTCAAATACAGGCAACTCTTAAAGAGGTTTTTGCATGACGAATATCAAGATGCCAACTAATAAAGAAGAGTTGGCTGTAATCCTAAACGACGTGGAGAAGGTTCAGGCAATCTTCTCTGACGTAGATCTGACAAACAAGTTCAATGAGTCTCAGCTAGCGATTTCCTCTAAGGAAGATGGCCCGCTAGCCAAGCAGATTAAAGAACAAGCACAGATGGCTGTTGCTGAAATGACCGGGCGCAACTCAGATGCTCCTGTCGCTTTCGGTGGCACTGACAACGCTAAGGCAACTCTGACTGGCCCTGACGGCAGGAAGCTAGCTGCTGGTGCAGGTGCTTTCTACAACAGGAGTGCTCCTGGTGCTCTGCTTGAGCAGAAATGGAACAAGGCAGAATACGGAGACCCCTTCAACTCAATGGGTGAGTATTGCCAGGCAATCCAGGCTCAGGGAAGCGCTGGACGTGGACCTAGGTCAATGGAGCTGCTACGCAAGCTAGACAGAGTTGCTGAGATTCAGGACTCATTTGGTTCTGAAGTTCCCGGTGACGGTGGCTTCCTGATCCCTGAGGAAATGCGTTCAGAGATCCTTCAGCTAGCGCTGGAGAAGTCAGTTGTTCGCCCAAGAGCGATGGTTGTTCCTATGAGCACCCTGACCCTTAAGCTACCGGCTGTTGACGAAACAAGCCGTGTTTCCAGCCTGTCTGGTGGAATCACCTTCAGCTTCACTGAGGAAAGCGCATCAATCGCTGAGTCTCAGGCTGCATACGCAAGAATTGAGCTTAACGCTCGCAAGCTTGCTGGTTACTTCCAGGTTCCTAATGAGCTTCTGGCTGACGCACCTGCCTTCTCTGGCTGGTTTGACCAGAGAGTTCCTGAGAACCTTGCATGGTTTGAGGATCTTTACTTCATGCGCGGTACTGGCGTTGGTGAGCCAGAAGGCTTCCTTAACAGCCCCGCGATGGTAACTATTTCTGCTGAGTCTGGTCAGGCTGTTGGCTCAATTGCGGTTGAGAACATTGCAAGCATGTACCAGAGAATGTTCCCTGAGAGCCTGTCAAGGGCTGTATGGATCGCTGACATTTCAACCTTTAAGAACCTTGCGACTATGGGTCTTGTAGTTGGAACTGGTGGTGGCCCTGTATGGCAGACAGGTGGATACGGCGCTGGTGTTGTAGGTGGACCGCCTGCAACAATGTATGGCCGTCCAATCATCTTCTCTGAGAAGGTTCCTGCTGGCGGTAACGTGGCAACTTCAACTGCCGGTAACGCTGGCTGCCTGAGCTTTGTTGACCTGAGCTACTACGCAATTGGTGACCGCCAGTCTGTACAGATCGCCGCATCTGAGCACGTTGCATTCCAGAACGACAGAACTGCCTACCGCCTGATTGAGCGTATTGACGGTCGTTCATGGCTTCGTTCAGCTCTGACTCCGCACAACGGCGGTTCAACGCTAAGTGCGTTCGTCCAGATGCCTGCTCAGTGATCTAAATATGTTGTTCCCGCCAGCAATTCCGCTGGCGGGAAAGCAGTAAGCCCAATCTGGACCCTGCTGCAAGTGGAATGTAGTAAGCCTGTTTAAACGGACCCTGCTACGACTAAACAGAAAGGGGCATAACATGCCCGTAATTGAAGGCGTAGGACGTTCCTACGTACTATTGCCCACAGCTTCAGGTGTTGCTATTAACCTCAGAGATTACTCTTCAATTGAGTTCTGGGGAACGAATGACAACACATTCACGCTAACTCTTGCTACCTCTTTTAGTGGTGGGTACTCACAGCCTTCAGGCTGGAACCCAATCACGCATTACTATGACAATGCGGATAACGGTGCAGGAACAGGCGTATTCACTAAGGTAACTCAGGCAGCTTCAAACGCTGTTGCTCAGGGCTCAGATCACACAACTGTAATCGTCCTGCTTCAGTCAATGGTTCCTGACACATATACCTATGTGAAATGTACTGCTTCTGCCCCTGGTGACGGAACACTAACTGCTGTCTGTGTACCTCTGATTGGCAGAGCACCTGCAAACCTAGCCAAGCTATCAGCGTAAGGAGATATAGACATGAGTGTATATATCCCTCCTAACTCTGTCGGCGTATTCAATCGTGGTTTCCTGGTTAAGAAGGCAGCTCAGACTCCTCCTAACTCGGGATCATCGTCAACTCTGTACACCGTTGCTGGTGGCGCTGTACTGATCACAGGTCTTTATGGCCGTGTATCAACAGTCATTAACGGCACAACTGGAGCTATTGCTCTTGGTACTGCTCCTACAGTTGGAACAGCCAACACAACAGGTATTGCTACTGCCGGTGTAATCGGTGGTGCTGAAGTTGGTACTTACGTTGCTGTAGGCGTGGCTTCATCTGGCCTAGCTGGTGCTCTTGTAGTTGGCAGCTCTAAGCAGGCTGGTGCATCGCTGTTCCTTGGACAGCCCGCATTCACTGCTTTCACAGGAACTATCACAATTACTACTTCTGTAGCAACCATGACAGGTGCTATTGACTGGTATCTGACCTACGTTCCTGTTGACACAGGATCAACAGTTAGCTGATTTTATTCGTGAATCTGGGGAGCATAAAAAACTCCCCAGATCCGGAAAGGTTTAACATGGCACACACAACCGTAAACAGCGGATTCTTCTCAGGCGGCACTCACTTCCTGACTCCCATTGACGGGTCAGTTAATCATGGCCACACATTGAGGCTTGCTCCTGAAGTAGAGCTTGAAGCAGAAACCAAAGTAGAGACCGAAGCAGCAGAAACAGAAGTAGCAGAAGTAACAGAGCCGGTTAAGAGAGTCAGAGTAAGAAGCAGATCATGAGCTGGTATCAGCTTTACAGCATCTACCAGGAAATAGCTGTAGACATGATGCAGCCTACGACTGGACGCGAACCACCGCCAGTAGCCTGCCCTAATGACGGAACTCCGCTAATTGGCGGTAATCCCCTTGATCCATCGGTGGAGCTGTTCTGCCCGTTCGATGGCTGGCAGTTCCCTAGAGACTGGATTAGACCAGCAGCTAAGTAAAACCTCATAGCAAGACCTAGTTAGTTATCCCGTAGAAAGCAACCGAGGAAGCCAACAATGAAAACACCGCATCACGGCGGTCACACTGCGAAGCATTCGCATGGAAAAAAGCATCACACTCACCATGCGGCTAAGCATCATCCTAAGCATCATGGAATGCAGATGACACCAGGCGGGCCTCATAAGCCCGTTCACACGGTAGCCAAGCATCCTCACCATCACAAGCCACGCAAGTTCTCATTCGGATTTTCTGATTGTGCTGCTCAGGCAGTAGCCCAGAGCCTAAGAGCCACAGGACGGACTGTAAGTGACGCTGATATAGCGACCCTCTACAGGTACACAGCAGACAATCCCGACTCGGGAGCGACGATCCTGGCAACGCTCAGAGCCGTTTCTGAACACGGCCTGGCAGGCATTTACCCGGCTTCCTTCTCTCAAGCAGAAGTTCTGACGCCCGGATGCCTTCTTGGAATAACCCTAACTAGAGCCCAGCAGCAGCAAGCTGTCTGGGATAGAAGCTTTTCCCCAGACTGGGACACTCACACAGTCATTCTGACTGATGAAGGCGTCTGGTCATGGGGAACCATCATCCCGGTAACGGATGACTTTTTATTGGACACTGAAGAAGCCTGGAAAATCGAATGGCGATAACAACTCCGTGCTACTGCACCAGGGAGGACGTGAAGGCAGCACCAGATATGAAGTCAACTGACTACAGCAATGTTCAGATTGACCGTGCTATCCAGTCCTCTTCACGCAACATTGAAGGTCACCTTCACAGAAGGTTCTACCCAGAAGATAAGACCAAGTATTTTGACTGGCCTGCTTTTGGTGGTGCTGGTGGAGGCTACACAGCTTATCCGTGGCGTCTCTGGTTAGACCAGAACGACCTAGTGCCTGCCACAGGCGTTGAGTCTCCACCAGGAAGAGCCCTGTCAGGTTACTTCCTAGAGCCAGTAAACAGCGGACCACCGTTTACTTACATTGAGCTTAATCGTTCACAGACCTCAGCCTTCAGCGCTGGTGCTACTCCTCAGCATTCGATCAAGATAACTGGAACATGGGGATACAGCGCTGACACTGACCCGGCTGGAACCCTGGCTGCTTCTGTCTCCTCTACATCAGCAACGACAATCACCGTGTCAGACAGCTCTCAGATAGGTGTTGGGGATCTGCTGATTATCGACACAGAGCGAATGCTGATTTCTGAGAGAGCAGCTTCTACCACTGGCCAGACAGTACAGGGCTCAGGGATCAATACCGCTTCTGCGGCAGACAACGTTCTGGCCGTTACCTCTGGTGCAGCGATCACCGTTGGTGAAGTGCTCCTGGTCGATGCAGAGAAGATGCTGGCCGTAGACGTGACTGGCAACAACGTCACAGTCAAGCGTGCATGGGACGGCTCAGCTCTGGCCACGCACACAGCAGGAACGACTGTGAACGCCTACAGGCTCCTGACGGTAGCCAGAGGGCAGCTCGGCACTACTGCTGCCACACACAGCAACTCAGCCCCGGTTAGCAGGCACCGTGTACCAGCCCTGATCCGTGACCTGGCCATAGCCGAGACAGTCAACCGCATCCTTCAGGAAACAAGCGGATACCGCGAGGACGAAGGTGGAGGCCAGGCCGCTATAGGTGGCATCGGAGCTGGTCTGTCAGACCTATGGGACGAAGCAGAGACCAGCTACGGGCGGAAGAACAGGTTCAGGGTCATCTGATGACAGAGGTAACGACAACAGGCCCTCTGTTCGATGGCAGAGCAGAAGCAGCCCTGAAAAAGTACGTCAAAGACGTAGAGAAAAAAGTGGCTGACAAAGCTGAAGAAAAGATTCAGCAGAGACTCCCTCAGGTTATCCGTCACTACACAGGACGCTACTCAAGCTCTATTCATCAGACCAGCGATGATGGCGGAACAGCGGTAACTGACATGCCTATCGTGTACGGACCCTGGCTTGAAGGTGTCGGCTCAAAGAACAGAACTACCAGATTTAAGGGCTATCACACGTTCAGGATCGTTGGCCAGGAAGTTGATGCTGAAGCAGAGCAGATAGCCAATGAAGATCTTAAGAAATATCTGGAAGAGATGAACTGAGATGACTTTCAACGCAGCAGCGATCAGCAGTCTGTATGACAAGCTGATCAGTCATGCTCTGAGCCTGAACATCTTTGAGACCGTCAACCAGCATGAGCCCAAAAGCCCGCCTTCAAACGGGCTGACAGCCTCAATGTGGGTTGAATCAGTTACCCCGGCATCAAGTATGTCAGGTCTGGCTGAAACATCAGGTGTGGTTACCTTCACATTCAGGATTTACCAGAACTGGCTGTCAAAGCCGGAAGATGCGATTGACCCCAACGTCATGACGGCAACTTCCCTGATGCTGGACGCTCTCAGCAATGACCTGGATCTTAGTTCCACTGTTGTAGCCATTGACCTTCTGGGAATGATGGGACAGCCGCTAGCTGCAAAAGCTGGTTACGTGGATCTCTCAAAAACTATGCATAGGGTAATGGACATAACCATCCCAGTAATTATCGACAACATGTGGACGCAAGGAACTTGATATGGCAACTAAAGTAACTGGCCTAGGAGATAACTTTTATGCAGGTGGCTATGACCTTTCAGGTGCCACCAACTCACTAGGCAAAATAAGTGGGTCATGTAACCCGTTAGATGTAACTGATATCACTCAGTCTGCTCATGCACGATTGCCAGGATTGAGAGACGGAACGATTGAGTTCGTCACTTACCTGGACATTTCTGCTGGTAACTCAGCTCATGCGCTACTGTCTCAGCTTCAGACAACTGATGTCATCTGCTCTTACTTCAGAGGCACGACTCTGGGCAACCCAGCAGCGAGTCTGAACGCTAAGCAGATTGACTACGCACCAACCAGGGCCTCAGACGGAAGTCTGTCCCTTGCTGTTCAGATGCTAGGTGACGGAAACGGCCTTGAATGGGGCTCAATGCTTACGGCCGGAAAGAGAACCGACACTTCAGCCACAGCAGGCAGCTTCTTTGACAACGGTGCAGCCTTTGCATTCGGTGCTCAGGCATACCTGCAAGCGTTCTCATTCTCTGGCACAGACGTAACGGTCAAGATCCAGCACGCGACTACCAGCGGTGGTTCTTACTCAGACCTGATCACTTTCAGCCAGATCACGGGATCTACTCCCCTGGCCCAGAGAGCCACAGTTTCTAACGTAACCACTGTGAATGAGTTCCTGAAGGTAACGACTGTTACAACAGGCGGATTCTCCAGCCTTGTCTTTGCAGTGATGATCAACGTGAATCAGGTTGCCGGGGTTGTGTTCTGATGGGTATTCAGCTCCATCGCATTGAGCCCAAGATGGCTCCCCATAGATACAAGACTTTTCAGATTACCGCTCCCCTGAAAACTCACTTCAGGCCAGCCAAAAGCTGTGAGGAAGTTGCCTGTGCCAACTGGCTGAACGGGTGGAAAACAATTGTTGATCCTTCCACAACTGAAGGTCAGTACCACATGGAGACAATCAATCTCCATCTGAGAACTCATAAGTACACAACTGAAAGACTTCCTGACGGGAGGATCGCTTACACATTTGAGCCTGGACAGAACTGCTTCAAACTAAGCAGGCACAGAGTCAGGCTGGAAAGAGAAGAACGATTCTTCACCAGGAGCGGTGACTATAGGCAACTAGGTCACCCAACAGAACTTCGTGCCGACCAATGGCAGGAAGATTTCGCAATTAACCAAGAAGCCGTGCAAGAGCGGCTACAGAAAGGCTAAACGATGGCCACCAAAGTAACAGGTCTAGCTCAGACTACGCTCTCTGTAGCGGATTCTGGCTCGACTCTAAGAGACATACGTAACGCTCTGACTAACTGGCAGGTGTCAACCCCTCACGCTGTACAGGACGTGACAGGTATTGACAAGTCAGCTATAGAAAGACTGCCGCTGCTTGCTGATGTATCTATGACCCTTAACGGAGTCTTTGACACGCTAGCGACTTCAGGTGCTCATGCTGTGTTCAGCACAACAACCAGCTCACCTGGAAACAGAGCGGTCAACATCACAACTAACGGCAAGAACCTGAACTTCACAGGAATCCTGTTTACGGATTACCAGATCACTAGGGCTGCCTCTGGTGAACTGACATTCCAGGTTCCCGGCGTTCTTGGTGACGGCGCAACACCTACCTGGAGCTGATCATGGGTTTCAAGAAAGAACCAACTGTTTACAAGCTCGTATTTGAAGCCTATGACGGCTTTGAAGTAACCGTTAAGTCAATGTCAGTTGCAGAACTGCTGGAGCTGACAAATCTAGCTGCAACTGTAGAAGCAGATAGCGGCAAGAATATTGAGAATGCCAAAGAACTATTCAAGTCATTTGCTAACTGTCTTGTTAGCTGGAACCTTGAGGACAAAAACGGGACTCCAGTACCAGCAGACATTAAGGGAGTTAACTCTCAGGAATTTGGCTTCATCATCGAGATAATCGTTGAATGGATGAACGCAGTTTCAGCAGTCAGCCCAAATTTAGAACAGAAATTGAGTACTACGCCGAGTTTGGAACAACTACCGATGGAAACCCTGTAGAGCCGTTTGAGCTTACAGAGGCTAAAACCATCCTCGGTTTGGCAAGGAAATTTCACTGCCTGCCATCCCAGATTATGCAAGAGGACGCCAGCATTCTCAGAATGCTGGAAATTGAGTCCATGATTAAGACAGAGGAACCAGATGAATTTAGTTGAGATTGTTGTCAGAGCCAAGGATGATGCTTCTGACACGCTTAAGAAAAACATGTCTCTGTCTGATGGTCTTAAAAGCTCCTTCAAGGGGCTAGCTGGAGCTATAGCAGGCTCAGGTGGTCTGTCCGTAGCTGGAGCACTGGGAATCGCTGGTGTTGCTGTAGGGGCATTCGGAGCCGTACTTAAGCCTGAACTGACAAAGGTTCAGGAAGCAATGAGCAAGACAGGTGCAGCAGGCAAGAAAGCCTGGGCTGATCTGTCACCACCTGAGCAGGCACTTGGCAGCAGTATTAAGAACGTTGAATCAGCTTTCGGAAAGCTTGAGAACAGGCTGGCTCCGGTCACTGACAAGGTTGCCTCACTGGCAGCTAAAACTCTTGGTGACCTTATGCCAGCACTGGGCAAACTAGCTTCTGCTGGCGGAAAGATACTCGATGACTTCTTTGTGCCTCTGGACAAGTACATCAGAAGCGCGTCATTCGGGAGCCTTGTAAGCCAGATGGCAAAGCTTGCTGCTACGGCAGGAAGTGTTCTAGGCCCGGCTCTGGTTCAGTTGCTAAACGTGTTCCTGAAGCTGTTTGTTTCTGTGGCTCCTGCTGGTCTTACAATCCTGAAAGCACTGCTGCCAGCCATCACACAGATAGTCGTAGCTGTAACCCCTACGATTACGGTCTTTGCGAACCTGACAGCCAAGATTGTTGAGTTCCTGGCTAAGACACATCTTCTGATTCCTTTGATGGGAGCCGTGGCCGCAATAATGCTGTTTACCGCAGGCGTCTCTGGCATCGGTGCTGTTACCATCGCTATCACGCTGGTTATCGCGGCTGTCAGCTACCTTGTTTCCCATTGGAAAACAGCGTGGAACTGGATCAAGTCGATTGCCGAAGATGTAGGTAACTTCGTCATTAACCTTGCACACAGAATCGCTAACGCATTCAGTGATGCGATCAACTGGATTAAGTCACATTGGGAACTAATACTTATTATCCTGACAGGACCGATAGGTCTGGCTGTTGCCTTCATTGTTAATCACTGGAGCCAGATAAAGTACATCTTCTCTCACGCCGTAGATTTTATCAGGGCTGCGTGGGACGCAATATACAGTGTGCTGGTTTCACCTTTCATCCGAGCGTATGACTACATAGCTGGCATCGTTGATAAAATCAAGGGCTGGATCGGTGACATTGGTGGCTTTCTCGGCAAGATCGGCGGATTCCTAGGTTTCGCTAGCGGTGGCAATGTTGGTGCGGCTGCTACAGGCGGTCCCAGATCAGGAATGGTCATGGTTGGTGAGCACGGCCGGGAGCTGGTCTCCCTTCCTACTGGTTCACATGTGTTCAGCAATCCTGACACTGAGCGAATGATGGGTAATTCTTCTGCCGCTCAAGTCGAGATTTCATTTGATTTCTCAGGGGCAGGCAGTGACGAACTAATCAAAGTAATTCGTAAGTCAATCCGTGTTAAAGGCGGGAACGTCCAAACTGTACTGGGGCACTGATAATGGCATTCCCTCAAAGCATCCTAGATTTAAAAGCAGAGCTGAACCTGAACGGTACTCAGACTAATATCACCAGCTACGTCTACCAGAGAGACGGTGCGATAACAGTCACAAGGGGACGACCTGACGAATCCTCTACTACGAACGCTTCTCAGGCCAACGTGGTAATCAATAACCGTGACGGCAGGTTCAGCCCTCGTAATCCCACAGGGGCTTACTACGGCACTATCGGCAGGAACACACCTATACGGCTGTCAGTGCCCTCTCAGACCGTGTATTACCGTTCTGAGGTAGATAATGCTAGCTACGTCAGCACGCCTGATTCAGCGGGATTGTCTATCACAGGGGACACAGAAATCCAGATAGACATGAAGCTATCGGACTACACACCTATGACTCTGGCATCTAAGTGGAAGGCCACTGGAAACCAGCGTTCATGGTGTCTCGGTATCACGGGTGCTGGGCTGGTAAGACTGTTCTGGTCTAACGACGGTATCGGTGCTGGCTCAGCTTCCTCAACTATCCCGATTCCTATGGGCCGTCTGGCACTGAAGGTAACTCTGGCGGTTGCCA